AGGATCACTGCTTGAATATGAACCTGCATCAGCCCAAAGCCCATACATCTGCCCATTTCCCATACAACCAGTTCCATTTCCATCATCTCTTTGAGCTGAAGAAATCCAATGTCTATGAGCGTCTTGTATATGTGTATGACTTGGCATTTCATTTACAGTTAAAGTATGAGTTTTAGCCCCCCCTGTTTTTCCAAGAGTATTAAATTCGGTTTGAGAAGTGTCTAAACCAACAGGAACTCTACCTTTTAAATTAGGTAAATTAAAAGTAGTTGACCCGTCTCCTGCTCCATAAGTTGTGCCAATAATTGCATAAAGTGCGGAATAGGTGCTACGTGATACTGCTGAGCCATCGCAAAGTAAATAGCCAGTTGGCGCACTTGCTCCCGCGTACGGCATTACCGTACCTGCTGGCATTGCTGGCGGTATGGTCGCGCCAGCTATCCCACGCTCCATTATTTCAAGCCTGTTTTTTAGATTATTGATTATGGCTACTAAGTCGTCTTTTGGGTTCATGTTGTTATTGGGTTAAAAAAGTTAATGTTACATCGCCTTGCTCGTTTAGGGTTCTACGGTAAAGGCGGTAATATCCGTTTATGCTTTCGCTTGGTATAACAAGTTTTAGTCTATCCCCTAAATTATAGTTGGTAAATAATGGCTCTTCATAATCGCATGTTATCGTTATATCTGCTCTTGGGGCTCTATAGAGCTCTAGGTATTTATCACCCTTTCTATCAAGGTTAGTTTGTGTTTCTGTGTCTTTTTCACTTAAGCCCTGTTGAAGTAGGAAAAATGAAGCCTTATAGCTATTATCTGCGTCCCTTTTTGATACTGCCATTGTATCGCCCTGCCCCTCTCCAAAAACTACTACTTGGTTTGCCATTGCCTCAATAAAGTTTGTGCGTATATTGTAGGTAAAAATATTAAAGCCCTCAACAAGCGCTATTTCTGCTCTTTGTGAGCCCTTTTCTGGGTAATAGGCATTAAATACTTTTTGTGCTGTTATTTCAAAATCTATGCCGTCTTTTGTCTCATTATTACTTAATTTTTCAATTGCCCGCTTTATTGTCTCATATCGGTATGTACGGTCATTTGCTACGTCCACTGGGTCTGCGCCCCGTGTAATGCCTAAATTTCCATAGCTTAACCCCTGTGTATAGTTGATTAAATCCCAAGCAATATCGCTTGCGTGCTGGGCTGTATACACCCGCTTTGTATCTGTTGGCACGTTAGTAAGTCTTTTTTCAAGAAGTGAAAAAAAGCCCTTACTGGTAATTGTCCTTTTTTTATACCCGTTTGCGTCGCAATATACGTTTGGCTCGGCTACATATCCGCCATAAATACGGTTATTGCTCTCATCAAAAATATAAATCTCTCGGTATTCTGAATAAAAAATAAAAGGGACAGTTTGATTGTAAATATCGGCCACTGCCTTAACCACCTGCTCGTCAATATCAAAAGTGGCGCTACGGTCTTTGTTTAACTCTTCGGTAAAGCTCCAATTTGGTATTGGCACTTCCCACTTTTTATCGCCTGCACTGTTTTGTACTAATACCTTAAATTTCATAAAATTAGACGCCTAAATAGTGATATTCGTATATAATCTCGGCTCTTGCCCCAGCTCCATAGCTTGAGGCGGTTAATACGATATTGTTAATGTTTGGTCGTAGCGTCCACCAATCCCCGCTTACTTTATCAAATACGTTTGTGTCGTTTGCAAGTTTTGCGGTATGTAAAAATGTATTAAGCTCTATGTAGTCGTCTTCACCTGCTAAATTGTAGTCAATAGATAGTTGTAGCCCTGTGGTGTTATTTTTAATAACGGAGTCGTTCATTATTCCGTAAAGCCTGATTATCGGGTAAGCGTCTACATTTCCAAGGTTATTTATATCTACATTTCCTGCGCTTCCGCCTGAAAAGTCAAAAGGTATTTCGCTTGGCACTTGTCCGCCTGCACCCTCAAAAATATACACTCTAGTATTTGAGGTCGTACTACTTAAGAAAAATGGAAAAGGCGCTATAAGCTCAATTCTAAAGTTGCCCCGTTGCATTTGCCCTGCCTCATAAGGCATTTCAAGGCGTGAATTTACGATACAATCGGCTTTTACCTCAAGTCCTGCACGGGTCGTAAATACTACTCGCTGTAGGCCATTAAGAATAGTGAAAGCCTGCCCTAGTGCCCGTCTTTTGTCTTCGTAGTCTTCTGGGTCGTCTGCGATTATTTCGCCCTCAATCCCCAAAACACGCGCACCAAAGTAAGCACTACCATACCGTGCCCCGTGATAATTCCCCATGTCTTTTACGTTCAACCGTACACTTGGATAATCAAACCCTGTTAATTTCTTAAATAAGTACCCGCTTTCCCAAGTACCTATCGTTAGTCCATTACACAATATAGAAGTTATCATAGGTTGTTGTTTCTATACATAAATGCTAATCGGTCATTTATAAACTCGGCGTCTGTGCGGTCTTGTACGTTCATAGTTATATTCTGGTTGACCGTCGCCCCGCCATTACTTGCCCCTGCTACGGCTCCTGTAAGGCTCTTGGCAAGGTCGGCGCCTGTCAAGCTCATTAAACCACTCTTAAAGTCAAACCCTGATAAATTATCGGATAATTTGCGGTAGGTATCCTCAATTATGCCCGTGCCCATTTGTACATACTCTACTAAACTTGGGCTTGATTTGTGAAATGGTGATATTTGGCTTAATGCGTCTTTAATCTTGCCTGCTATCTCTTTGGCTTTATTCCATAGAGCCTCAAGTTGCCCTATCATGTCGCCTGCAAAGCGCTTAATGTTGCCTATGATAACGTCAAGTATTCCCGTAATAATTTGCTTTACGGCGTCCCATGCGCTTTTTGCGGTTTGTTTTACCGTTTCTAGTGCGCCTTTCCAATCACCCGTTAAAAGTTGCCCAAAAACCTTAAGCGCACCACCAATTAAGGTAAATGCCAGCTTAAATATGCCTGTGATTATTTCCCAAGCACCTTTGGCAATCTGCATTATCCAGTCTTGATTTTCCTTAAACCAATTTGCAAAGCTCTGAAATAGTCCGCTTAAAAAAGTAACAACACCGTCTACCAAGTCGCGGATACCCAAAAAGTTAGTTTTCCATGCGGTAAAAAGTGCGGCTACTGCAAGAATAATTAAGGTAATAGGATTAAATAGCATATTAAGAAGTCCTATTATTGTGCCAATGATAATGAGGGCTCCAAGCGCAATAGCCAAGCCTTGTAGGAAAGTAATTACAAGCTCTTTGTTTGCCACTATCCACTCGCCAAGTATTTTAAGTTGTGCAACAAACCACGCTATAGCGTCGGCAATAGCTTTTGCGGTTGAGGGGTCGGCGCCAGTAAATGCTTGTATGAGGCTTTGAATTTGTGCGGTTGTATCTTTTCCTTGGAATAAACCAACTATTGCCGTTCCTAATTTGCCCATCATCTCAATAAATGCCGTCATTCGGTCAATAATTCCGCTATTGGTAAACCACTGCACAAGCGGGTTAAGCGCATTTTGCAGTAATGTACCAAGGGCAAGTTTTAACTCAATAATTTTAAGGTTCATTTTTGCCACATTGTCGGTGTAGGTTCCTTGGAATTTCTCGCTTGAGCCCATTGTAAGGTTAGTAAGCTGTAATAAGCCTACATACTTTGCCATTTCGTCATCGCTTGCGGTTAGCGTCTTACCGCTTTTCTTTAAGCTATCCTCGTACGCCTTAATCTGGGTTGCAAGTTGTTTTGATATACCCGCACTTTCGTTTGCTGTGCCATTCCAGCCTTGTAATACCAACTTTCCCTTTTCGGTTATGTTACTCCAGTTTTCGGAAATACCACTCATATTGCCTAATGCGCTGTTGTTTGTAGCGTACGCAAACGTCAAGTTTTTAACAGCGTCGGCAAGGCTTATGCTTTCTGATTTTCCCGTTATGGCCTCGTTAGTAAACCGTTTAAGTAGGTCTGCGCTCTGGTCTAGGGTGAGCCCTGATTTTATGAGGTTTTGCAAGCCCTCGCTCGCGGCTCCTGTACCTATTCTTAAATCCTTTCCTAGCATATCGGCAAGTGCCCGTGCCTTTGTTGCATTTTGTCCAAAGCGCTCACTCATTATGCCAAGTGCGATATTAGCCTTGTCGGTTTCGCTCTTAAGGTCAATAGCTGATTTTGCAAATAGGGTAAATGCACCAGCGCCTACGGCTCCAATGATTTTAACGGTATTCATAAACCCGCTAAAGCTATCTTTTAGCTCTTCACCAAACTTTGAGGCGCTACTTTTCAATCCGCCCATCATGCTTTTTGCTTCACCAACACCACTTTTGAGGTCGGTTAAGTCTGATTTGAATTTAGCGATTACTGCGCCTGCATTAAGCATAGTTTCCCCTCCTTGTTTCCCATGCCTTATTGACGTAATCGTCATACTTACAATGGCATGCTTTACATAATTGTATGTAATCTAAAATATCTCTTTTATATTTGCCAGATATGTTAGCCCACTCTACATTTTCCGTGCTTTTGCACTTAATACATACTTTTGCTTTTCCATAATTGCGCTTTATCCATAAGTGTATTGCATGATACCCAGCCTTATTACCTTTCCAATTATGATTATCTTTGCCCGCTAAATGCCCCAACAATAAACCATCTGTATTTATCCGTTCCTTTTGTTCTTTGTTTAGTTTTATTCCCTTATTCCAAGGAATATGTTTTTTTGGAAATGCCATAGGTTTATTTTACTCTGCGCCCCATTAAGTTGCGCAATTTATCAAAAGCTCCCTTTTCGGGCATATTATCATCTCTATTATTCATGTTATACATTTCGTCCAGTTTTCTCAATTGGTTTTCAATATCACGTATTACGGAGCGCTGTAAATTTTTATCGGAATAGGGGTATGAGGACACAATAATAGCTTTGTAGTCGGCATGTAGGATATTCCGCTTAATCATGTCGCGGAAATAAATAGCCTCATCAAGGTAGGTGTCGTCTAAAATCTCGCTCTTACTCCAATGGTAGTAATAAGCTAAATTATGGACAATGCCCCGTATCCAATGCTCAATTTCGTTGCTTATCTCTTCACGGCCTCTAGTGTCTTCTGGGGCTTGTTTAGATACAGGGCTTGCATTTTTTTTGCGTTGTCTAGGATTGACTTAATGTTATTAAGCTCAATTAGAGCTACTACAAGCTCCATTGCGTCGTCAATTCCGCAATCATCAAGCAAAAAATCTACCGTTATGTCATCGCTGTTGCAAGCTAAAGCCACAATATCGGCAATATGAGGTAATGCACTAGCAATAAGCATAGGTGCTTTCGCTAAAGTCTCTTCGGTGCTTTCCTTATCAAGGTTGGCAATTTGGCTTTTTAGGTCTTCTGGTAGCCCTGAAAGTCTTTGTATTACGTTAGTTAGCTTCCTTATGGGAAGTTTTTTTATTGTTATTTTTTTACCCGCTAGGGTTAATTGTTTTTCTATCATATTAAAAATTGTTATCTGGGCTTTCATGGGGTAGCACTCCCCAAGCCTCTATTGATAACAGCGCAACTATTTTATTTAGTCGGTGCTATCGCCTACGTGCCCAAGCCATGACCCGTTGGCCTTGGTTGTATCAACAAGAGCGATAAAGGGTACTTCATATACTCTTTGGTCTTCGTTGGTATACTCAACCTCCACCTCGTCAAAAGCTATAGCTTTGTAAAAAACTACATCCTCGGACGCGTCGGTATCATCGTTGGCTAATGGGTGTAGTATCAGTTGCCCAGCTTCGGCAAGAAGCCTTGCACCTGCATTTTTACCCATTGTAAGGCGCCCGTCGCTATTTCCCGCAAGTGTGCCCATCGGAAATATCTTTTTCAAGGTCGCAATCTGCGCCTCGGTAAGACGTACCGTTATTTGCCACTCTTCACCGTTTAAGGCATAGTCAACTGGTGTTTCGCCCCACTGGTCGGCAGTGATTTTAGCAAACTCTGGTGTGTAGGTTAAAGTAACCCCACCTTTTGTATGCCCAAGTTCAACACCCTTAAAAAGCACTTTACAAGCTCCAATCTTGATATTTTGTGTGTTTCCCATTTTGTTTTTTCACCTCCCTTTCTTATGGTTTAACTAGTAATACTTTCATTGTAGTAACTCTTCGCTAAAAATGCTACTCATTAAAAAGTGAGGTTAGGGGCTTTCTTTTGCCTCGTGCCTCCTCAATAGCTTTGCGTTGTTTGGCGTAGTCGTCTAGTACCTCATCGCGGTATTTTTTAGGAATGTTGGTAAAAATAGAAGTTATTTTATTACAGCGCGGGCACTTAAAGATTACTCCGCCTTGTGCTATAGCCTCATACCCAAGTAAGGTATTACACGTATTCCCGTCTGGTAATTCCCCTTGACAGCGTACCTCTTTGCATAAATACCCATTGATAATTGGCATAAGTTATCTACACATAAATACATAATTACACGTAAACAAGTGTCGGCTATTTTCATCTTGACCTAAATATGTAGGCTCTTGCAAGGCGTTAATTTGCATTACGTCCGTACCACCTGCTTTAAGCACTAATCTATCGTCTTTTTTATCAAGCAGTCTAAATATGTCGTAGGCTTTCGTGAGCCCCGCTTTGTAATCGGTATTGCGTACTAAAATTTGCACGGTTGGCCGTTTAATGGGTATATCTTTGTATGGCTCAACCCCGCCAGTTGCCACTAATGCTACTTGGTTATCTTGGCTCCCTGCAAAGCCTGAAATAAAGATAGTGCTACCCATCGTCCCTACGGCCTGTTGCTGTAGGTAGTATGCTAAATCGTCTAGTAAGTTTTCCATAATTTTAACCGCCTAATAAATTTGCTAATTCCTGCTCTGCTATCTGTGTCCACTTGCTTATATTCATTTTTAGCGGGTCTTCTAAATACTTCTTTTTTCTGCCCTTTTGGTAGTTTCGTACTACCATGAGCTTACCCGTCTTACTATTTTTTGCAAAGCCCTCGTGCATATAAGCCGCATAATCAGTATTGTAGGCTACGGCGCTCCCGTCGCCATCCCAATACGCATTACCCATTTTTGACAAATTGCCCGTATCGTGGGGCACTTCCATACGGGAAATGACTAGCAAAGCGTCTGCCATTTCCATTAGTACCCGCTTTCCCATATCGTCAAAAGACTTGCCAAGTCTATTTAGCAAGTCCTGAAAGTCTTTGTCATCAATGTCAATTTTAAGTGCCATTATTCTTTTGTCCTAATGAGTAATACTTTTTTGTGGTCGGTGTTACCCGTCAACCCCTTTTTTGTATCTACTCGGACAACTTTATAATTGGTACTTTCCCACGTTATAACGTCATCAAGCGCGATACTTTCGGTAGGTTTTACCCACATTTCGGCGTCAACCGTAAACTCTACACCGTTGCCTTGTACAATCAATCTTTTACTCGCATTTTGAATACGACACCGCACACTAACAGGCGCGCTTGCTACTGGTTTTCCGTAAACATCATAGCTTGCAGTTGCCTTTTTTGTTACTGTTTGGTTTAGATAGCTTTGTACTGGCATATTATCCGCCTATAATTGTAATCAACCTGCTTAAATATCCTCTTGCTTCTGGTGAAATTGGCAAGTTAAAGCCTCCAAGCGTATTACTGCCTCCAAAACTCTCGGAAAGGTCGCCAATGCTATAGCTTTCCACGCCCTCGGCTTGCATTTTGGCACGCTCCCCGCCACCATTTGCAATATAAAGTGCCTGCTCAAGGCACGCATACTTTACCTCAACTGGGACAGCCTCAATGAGCTTGTACCAGCTTGTACTATCAATTGCGGGGCTAAAAGTGCCATCAATCGTAACTTTACCCGTTGCCATGTCAAAATCAGTTACACCATAGGTTTTACCCTTTCCTGTGCCTGAATAAATTACTACTGCGCCTTTGTTGAAAAAGTCATCTGGTAAGTCCTGCCTGTTGGCAAGGTCGGCGTCAATAAAGTAGTTGGTGCTGTTGCTATCTACTTTTCCGCTAAATGTACGGGCATTGGTTCGGGGAAATTTAAGGGCTTGTTTGCCTCGGTAGTCTTGTGGTACTCGGTAAATCAACTCATGGAAAAAACGTAGCGTATCAATTTGCCGTGTAGATATAATAAGCGCTTTTTCCTTTTGGTTGTTAGAAAGCGCCCCCCATTCTGCAATCATAGCTGTACGATTAAGCATTAAGTCCTCGGCTTCGGCTAAAGTGAGGTAACTATTTGCCTCTGGGTGTGTTGGTATTGCGTTTAACATACATTTAGTATAGACAATTTATAATGCCCTTTACAATCATTCTATACAAACCTTTTAAGGATTGCACATAGTTTTTTTGTTGTAGCCTGTATTGTAAATTGTTTGCAATACTCGGCTATGTCTTTTTGGTTATCGTAGTAATGCCCTGCTTTCCAATCATTGTAGGCTTGCCGTAGCGCTCGTCTGGTGCTTTCTACCGTCGGCTCCCAGTAATTACCAAGCTCTAGCCCTCGTAGCTCTATATTGTCATATTTTGCCCGCACCTCGTTTGTCTCAAGGTTGTAGCAATAATCTTTATGCCAATAGTGGCTCATTCCGCTATGATTTGGGACAATTGCCCGCATGCCTGTTGCCATCGCCTCAAGTGGGGTTAATCCAAACCCCTCACCGCGCGTTGGAAATGCAAAGCAATCTGCCTGCCTCATTATATCCATCATTTCGCCTTGCGGTATTCGGCCTTTAATTACCTTTATTTTCGGGTATTCATGCAGTGGTGGGGTAAATGAAAGGGTGGTTTTTAAGATAAGCCGTACGTCCTGCTCGCCGTCTTTTTCGCCAAACTCGGCATTAAAAGCATTAAAGAGTATATCCCAACCCTTGCGCCACTTAAAAGCGTCGTAGTGTAAAAATGTAAACACTTCTTTTTGTTTGCGTTCAAGATAGTAAAAAGCCTCTGGGTTATATCCTAATGGCACTACCTCTGGCATTATCCCAAAAGTGGCGTGCATTGTGTCCGCACAAAACTGGGTAGGCACAATCACTAAATCTGCGCTTTTAAGGTATGGCTCCCAAAAGGCGGGGTATTTGGTAGTCTCAAACATTGTGTAGGCTATTTTTACGGGTGTTTTTACAAGCTGTAGGGTATTTGGTAGGTGATAGCACAACCCTATTTTCTGGCTATCTGCTTTAAGGTCAAAATATACACCCTCTTGTACGGCAAGCGCCTTTATGTTCTTTGCGGTTGTACCGTACCCATCATCATTTTTTACAGGCGCCATATAGTACACATTAAGTAGGTTATTTTTACTTGCGTATTGTCGCTCCTCTTTATCCTTTTGCTCTTGCTCGGCGGTAATACCCTTAATAAAAGCTATTCGCTCTTGTGGGGTTGCCATATCGTACTTTCGTTGAAGTTCGGCAAGCTGTTTTAGTGAGGTAATATCGTGAGAAAATACTTTTTTGGTTTCTTTATTTCTAAAGTAGTATTGCATATTTATCTTACATAATAACATTTTACCTATGGCGGGGAAAAGGAATACTAGGGGCTTTGCAGTCCCTAGTATCCTCTTGGCAGTTTTTCCGCCCCACTACCGCTAGTTTTTACCTACGTGTAGTAGCGCCCGCCATAGGGTTTAGTGCCTATTTAGTCCGTTTGGACAACTACGCCAAGTTCTGGTCGCAAGACGCCAACTCCAAAGAGTACGTCAAGTGTCAACTGGTCGGCCAGTTTATTAGCATTGTAGCTGTACAGGGCACGCATTACCAAACCGCTTTCGGGGTCAGTAATGACGGCTACCTTAACTCCACCACCTCTTGGTGTTGGTAACGGTCTCATTGCAAGCACGATTGCTCGG